ACATTCTCTAAAAGACGCTCTTTCTTGCATTCTACAACGATATAGAAGTCATCAGGGTAGGTATTCTTGGCAGAATCTACACAAAGATAGATATTCTTATCATAGTCAGTCAGATTCTCGCGCATCTGGTCTACAACAGTATGCTGATTCTCTGGTTTTTCCATCAGATCTACAGCAACTTTGCCTACAGTAGGCTTTTTAGTCATGAAACTCCTTAATTAAAAGATTGGCCCGCCTTACAACGAGCGAGCCATGAACAGAGACAAATAGTGGTGTGCGTCATTTTTTCTTAGCAGCTCTTTTTTCTGCGTAGCCGATTGCTAATGCTTGAGCTTTGCTTTTCACCAAGGGGCCCTTTTTAGAGCCTGTATGCAAAGTTCCAGCGGCATATTTCTTAGCCGCTCTGGCTACTTTATCTACTTTCTTTGCTTTTATCTTCTTTGTTTTCTTCGCCATATTATTTCCCGCAAGTAGGACAATCGCCTTTTTTATCTTTCTTGCCCTTTTTAATATTCTTTTTGCCTTTTTCAATACCAGCTTTCTTTTCCAGAACCTTTTTAATATCTTTATGAGCTTTCTCATGAGATTCTTGTTCCCAAAATTTAGCCATGCCCTTCATTTCTTTTTCCTCAATTTACCAAGTGTTATTGCCAAGTTTGCGCGTTTGCCCTCTTTACCGCCCTTTTTAGCGGCCTTCGCGAGCTTAGCCTTAGGGATCTTCTTCCCTTTGGCTATACCCAATTCAGCATGTAATGCACCAGGTTTCTTGATGGCCCCGGCGATCCAATTCTTTTTAGCCATGTTTTCCTTTTTAAAAGGGGCCGTTGTGGACCGGCCCCGCATTGTGTGTCAACGAACGCGAATCGATTCCTCAAAGACTAGACGTCTATTAATCTTCTTATCAATCGAGTCACGTTTATATGCAATATTAGCAGGTATTCCCAAGATCTTATAGGCGATCTTTGTAGGCTTCCCTGATATGCGTATCATTGTAGGCATAAGTTCCTTTAGTAGTAAGTTTGATCGAACTTACCGTAGATGAACTCATCCGGAAGATTGGCAGTCTTAGTATGATCTTCGCGGATCAACTCAGAGTCCATAAGTTCCGGTTTTCTTCGTGGATCAACATTCTGATAGAACACAATGCGTGCAACTTCTGAGTCTTCTGCATTATGACTATCAGTTTTAGCTGTTCCTGTATCGCCATACAATGTTGGTTTCAATACGATCATTGTAACCTCACTATACCTTTTTAGGCATGAAGTGCTCTTGACGTTTGCTGTCATCGTAGTTGATCTGTTTATTGATTCCTACAATGGTATCATCAAGGATATCTGGAAGATAAGCTTCATGATCAGCCCAGTCTTTCATAATTACTTGCTGAGGTAAGTTAGCAATTGCATTGTGATCTTCTGAGATCATTGATGCATCATGCTTCTGCATGCGTTCTGTTGCATTCTTGTCAGCATTGCCCATCATGGTCTCTGCTCTGCTGTGATGTACAGCGTCATGGTATCTTTGTGCCATTTTCGTTGGCCTTTCGTAGAACTGCCCGCCCTATTGGGTGGCAGAGGATTGCCCTCCTACTACGCCCGCTTAGCCCACGGCTAGCGGTAGAGGGATTAATTTCAATATATTAAATATCCACTAAATGTTGTTACATCAGCTAATATATCCTTGGTCTTCCATTTCCTGACGTCTGCGTGGATTCTGGCCTGGAAGATCAAAACCATGTCTCGCATGTAATCTATGAAATGCCTGAGTTGAAACTCGATCTTCGACTTTCTTAACATCGTCACGAAACTCTGGCACTTCAGTAAACTTTTTACCTTCAACGTTAGAGCGTTTATGCTCTTGGTCGCGAATGTTACCCAAATATTGGGCCTGATAATCTATACGATTCATATTGGTCCTTTATACTTGCGTAATCATATGGCCATTAAAACAAGTTACATATGAAGTTGCAGGATCATATCCAACAATAGAATCCAGGTTGCCACTACTGTTGCCACTACCAATAACTTTTACAAAAATCTCGTCACCTGTCGCTAATGGCAATGTAATATTAGCAGTAAAAGAAAGCCAATTATTAGGACCATAATAACTAGATACTGTTCCGTTCGCTGGAGATAAAGCGAATTGATATGGTGATCCATTAATAGACATATATGCATAAATATTTTGAGTATTTGTACCAGTATATTGAGCATATGTGAAATTGCACGACAGGAAATATATGCCACTTTGTGGAATAGTATAGACACCTGTAGAGTTATTATAACTGGAAGTCGTATCAGCCAATACTGTATCAAACACAATTTGATATGCCGATCCATCTCCTGTTACCGATGCAGCATTCGAACTCAGTACTGCACTAAAAACTGGCGTCGGACCCTGTAAATTTATCGCATTATTTGTTGCCATTATGAAACCCTCGTGATTAATAGATTTTTCTTACGCTTTGCCGGAGAAGTAGTACGAGTATTCTCCGGCTTTGTCTGAGTAGAAGCGGGCTGCGCTTCTGAACCATATTTTATTGCTTGAGACAGCTGAATAAGCTTCTCGATATGACCCAAGTCCATTGTATCGATTTCCTTAAGAGCTTTAACGAGATTGAGTAAAGCGACTTCATCATCTTTAGCAGCTTCATGTTTTCTTTCTTCAGCAAGGGCCTGATTTTCAGCTATACGCGACATTCTTTCCATGCCCAACCCTTGATCTGCGGTCGCTCTGGCTTTGGCCAGCTCCGTACGACTTTGGATCTCTTCCATTTGAACTTGCATTTGCTGCATCTGAACTTCTTGTTGTTGCTTAGATGTTTGAACGATCGAATCGATTAATTTTTGTTTATTCTGGAGAGTAGAAGCATCAATAAGCAGATCATCAGCTATTGGTACACCAGCTTGGCGTAATTCTAACATTTGAGCGAACTGCATCTGCTTCTGGGTTATGGTATTCAAGCCTTCTTCAACGGTAGCATTATACTTGCCGAATGCCTTATTGTAGAACTGAGCTGAAGGATTGCGACCGAGCTCTAAGATCTTATTAACTTTGCCGGGTGTATAGTTCGCTTGTATAAGGTCAATCATAATATGGCCTAGGAGCGATTGGCTTCGGTCCAGTTGATCGAAAAGTCTCTGCAAGGTAGTAAGTCCTGCCCCTTGGCGAAGCATGCTTAATACGCCAGCTTTGTCGTCTTGAGCTGAGCCAAGTAGTTCTTCGTTAACACCAGAGACTTCAGATATTTCTTTAGCTAGAAGTTCTGAAAGCTGAATCATGGATGGCGGAATCTGCGGTGGCTGAATCTGTTCGACATCGGTCATCTGTGCATCTTCTTTAAGAGCGAGACCACGGCCTTGCCCAGACAGGAAAACATCTTTAGGGTTAACGAGGGCATTTTCTTTATATTTGAATCCAGAATTAATTTGGGATTCAAGAATATCAAGCTCAATAATGCGGCGACGATTATATAAATATTGTGCATCTCTGAGTGACCTCACGGTTCCCTGTATACGCCAAGGAAAATACTCACAATGTGGTTCATAATAAGCTAATGTCGGTACAAATGGATAGCGGTCTATGCCCATGGGGTTTGGCCCGTCATAAAATACACGGCCTTGAATAACTACTGCAAGACGAACAGTTGGTACTTCTTGCTCTATCATCGTTACTTGTGGATAGGTCTGCAAGAATAGACGAAGCCTATCTTCATCTTGGGCGCGCCATTCTTGCGTCTCACCCGTTTGAGTATCTACGAGCATTTGTTGTTTACGGTAATCTCTGTACCAGAATTCATCGTATGTTAATAGATTCTTGAGTCCATAGTTGTATGCTTCAGCTGCAAACTGGAACTTGCCGTCACGGTTATCTACGCCATAAAGTCCCAGAATCTCTTCAGCATATTGAGGCATAAGAGATATGGCTTCGCGCTTGGTTAAGAACGTTCGTTTCCATAGAGCATTACAATCTGAAAGATCTGCCTTTTTAAAATATGGATCTATAAGAAAGTAATTATGGGGGCAGTTATCTACCTTGATAGTACCTGAAACAGGATCTTGGCGGTAATCTACCCAAACATGCAAAAGATTCATGCCAGTTATTAAGGCTCCGTGAAATGAATCTGAGATGGTTTCTAGAACATTCTCAGTATCACAGATATGCATAAGGATCTTTGAAAACTGATCCGCAGTCTCATCGTCTGCATTCTCTACACCAACAGCGATAATAGATTTACGATTACGGCGCTGATAGCCTTCAATCATGTTAATAATACGCATAATGCGATTAAAAGAGAACATACGCCGTCTATTGGCTGGAAGATTGCCATAAAGGTCGTTCCAAAGTGTCTGATCTCCTAGATAGAACCTCTGATCTGTATCGGCTTCACCCCAGAATGATTGATTAATTGTAATACTTTCTGCGTAGAAGGCTTCCATGCGGCCTAGGATAGGGCGGTCCTTTTCTTCATAATATTGCGGGCCAAGTTGAGGGAAAAGCATTGGCTACTCCTTATGAAGCTGAGCAAGCAGAGCATGTGCATGGTGTATTAAAGACCTGCAAAGCAGCTAATTGTTTCAATATGGACTCGGCCCAGCCGAATAAAGGCTGAAATTGAGGAAACATTAGAGAAATAATGGACGAGACCGGACCGAGTAGTTTGAGTGCTTGCAGGATATCTTCACCGACTTTACCTGAAGTTATAAGATCTTCAAGATCAGGCCATTCTTTTTGTACTATACTAGCCAGATCTTTAACATCTTGCTCTAAATTAGTAATAATGTTGCTTGCTATATGTTTGAAACCGTTTTCGAAATCTGTAATGGTCATAAGATCCTTTCAGGGGAAGAGATTTCTTCATTACCCTTAGGTTAAAGGCGTGCACAGTTAGATTCAATCTTTTTTATGGTCAGAAATCCAGGTGGTTTCTGGGATATTTTGGTTATTTTTACGTAAACGGCTACGATGCGCCTTTAGGTCATCATGATCGAGGGCGCACTTCCTACTACAATAGGTATGAGACTTGCCATCATGGCGAGGCATAAATTCTTTTTTACAGAACGGACAGACTTGGGTATGCATAAATGCTCCTTATTTAAGAGATCTTCAATCTTAGGGCAAATATAGCATAAAAAAACCAACTGTGAGGGGTTAGTGATTGAAGCTTTGAGAATTACACTAGTTTTCACAGTTGGCCGTTACTAGTTTGCCCGTTTAACCAGGACAACACTAAGGATAGTATACTGGATAAAAAGGGAAATTGGTATATAATTATAGCAGCAGGAAGATTATTTTATAATCTGACTCTCAGGTCGTGACAAAATGGTCTATACTGAAAAGTGCCACAGCTGTGGCAGAAATGTATAAAGGAACAATATGGATAATTATATACTTAATACAGATGGGGCTTCAAAGGGTAATCCAGGAGCTGGTGGCGCAGGCATAGCGATACAGAAGAATAATCTACCCATACTAAAAATGGGATTCTATT